ATGACCCCCTACATGGGGCAGATTTTCGCGGAGCGGGACCGCCTCAAGGAGGAGATTCTTCTCCCCGACAGGAACTTGAAACCGGGGGCTATCGCCGACAAATTCTACAGGGCCATCGACCACAATCCGGAAGCGCCGTGGTGGCCTACGCTGCATGCGATCCTGCTGCCGATCGCCATCGAGAACGTGCGTCGGAGTTTGCTCGCCGATGGGGTGTTTCGCACGGGCGAACCCAACTCGGATGTCAATGTGCATCCGGATAGAAAGGAAAAGCCATGAACGATCCGATGGGCGATAGCCCGGTCATCCAGCGCAAGCCGATGAAGAAGAAAAAGCCGCAGAAGCGTGTGGCCGCGGCGCGCCCCGAGGTTTATGCCGAGGCTCCGCTGACCCGCAAGTCGCCGCGTCCGGCGCCACCGCGTGCTGAGAGCGCTCGGGATTCCGCGCGCGAGCCTGTCCGCCGAAACGCCCGTATTGCAATTGGTCGTGATGGCGAGGAGCTGACCCGCCGCCGTCTCACGGTCGGCGATCCCTTTGAGGTCCCAAAGAGCGAGATCCCAGACGGCTGGACCTACCAGTGGAACACGGTGACGGTGCTGAACCAGAACCTCAAGGAGATCGAGAAGGGCAACCTTCTGATGCACGAGAACGGATGGCGTCCGGTACCGGCATCTCGTCATCCGGGCCGCTGGGCACCTGTGGGCTACGAGGGCTCGATCATCATCGATGGTTTGCGGCTGGAGGAGCGTCCCGGGAGTCTCACCGAGTGGGCTCAGCAAGAGGACGAGGCACGCGCCAAGGCGCAGATCCGCGATCGTACCGACGCGCTGCGCATGACCCAGAAGCAGCTCCCGGGCTCCGAGGTGGCGCGCGCGCGCAACCGGTTCGCCGGTCCCGAGATGGGCATGCGGATGTCGATCGATCCCGGGTTGGACATCCCACACCCGACGCTTCAGATCGACGACGGCAGCGGGTTCGAGGAATAGCCCGTGTGCCGGCTCCTATGCAGTGATTGGGGGATCATCCTGATCTTGGGGGCTTTCGTCCTCTACTGCAGTCTGGAGATTTACGTGAAGAACCGCCCGCCTACCGACAGGAATTGATCATGGCCAACGTATTTGTGTTCATCCCCTCGTTCCGGGGCAGCATCAGCTCGCTCACATTTGAGACCTCGCACCGGCTGATGTCTGGCCTCATGGCGAAGGGGATTCCGGCATCAGTGGGGACCTACTCGTGGCCGGATATTGCCGATTTGCGCAACATGGTGCTGTCGGTCTGGTACGACACCATGCCGGGTTCGTCGCACCTGCTGTTCGTCGATGACGACATGGGGTTTCCCCCGGAGCTGATTCTCGACATGCTCGCGTTCAACGAGCCGGTGGTCGGCGTGATCTACCCGAAAAAGACTCCCGTCCGTCAGTGGGTGGGTAGCGGGATCGAGGGCGATAGGCAATACCGTCCCGGATTTCTTGAGGTTGAGGGCATAGGGGCTGGTGTGCTTCTGATTCAGCGTGAAGCCATCAGTCGGATGATCGAGCGATATCCCGAGCTGATCGGCGATCACATGGTCATCGAGGAAATGAAGGTCATTGGCGCCGAGCGCACGCTGCGATTCTTCGACTGCATCCTCACGCCGGGGGGCAAGGTGTCTGAGGACATCAGCTTCTGCCGGCGCTGGCGGGAGATCGGCGGGACGGTATGGGCCAGCGTCGCCTACGAAATCCAGCACACTGGGCCGTGGACGTTCTCGGGCTGCTTTGGAAAAGAGCGGGATGCGGAGGCCGCAGCGAAGGCTTCAGCAAAGCGGGACATCGAGCGGGCCGATCAGAAGATCTCGGAAGCTTACTCTAAGGCCACAGCGTGACAACCGACGATCTCCTTTTGGGATGCGGATCGAGCCGCGTGCGAATATTTAGCCCGGCTAACCAGCATGGCTGGGGTCGACTGGTGACGCTGGACATGAACGAGGACCACCATCCGGATGTGGTCTGGGATCTCTCAAAGTTGCCGCTGCCGTTCGATGACAATTCGTTCGATAGCGTTTCGGCCTTTGAGGTGATGGAGCATGTCGGCCAGCAGGGGGACTGGGCATTCTTCTTTGCTCAATGGTCAGATATCTGGCGCATCCTCAAACCTAATGGCCGATTTTTCGGTACCTCACCGAGGTGGGATAGCCCTTGGGCGTGGGGTGATCCCGGTCATACGCGCATCATTTCAGAGGCGTGCTTGTCCTTCCTGAACCAACCCAACTACGCCCAAGTTGGCGTAACTCCGATGACGGACTATCGGTTTTGCTACAAGGCGGATTTTGATGTTATCAACGTGTCGAGCGACGCGGGGCAATTCGCCTACGCTTTGCGGGCGATCAAGCCGTCTCGGATCGTGAGCAAATGAAAGCACCTCGTGATTGTCCAGAAGGTAAGGCTGGCGAACGTGTTCAGCATCGCGCCAACTCCGCGCGCACTGGCACCATCACGTCGGTCTCTGACAAATATCCGACGTGGTGCACAGTGTTCTGGGATAACAAAATGCGTGGACCCAAGGTGTGCCATCGGCACGAGCTTCGTCTACTACCTATTGACGGTTCCAAGAATATCAGCGTATAGAGATTCCGACGCTGATTAATTCAGCACCCCACAGGCCGCGCCGGCCACCGTGGAAGGCAGTCAGAACGCTCTGACAAACTACCGATAGCGCGCAGCTTCGGATCTAATCCCAAAGGCGATACCTCCGGCCACGCGAGCAGGAAACAGCCCCGAGACCGGAGCATTTCTGTGGCTAACACCCAAGCAGTTTTTGGCTTTCGCCATATCGGTTACATTGGCGGCAGTTCCCCCGACTATCAGCTCAGCACCGGCGTCATCGCCTCGGCTTACGCCACCAAGATTTTCCGTGGCGACCCGGTCACCCGCAACACCACCACCGGCAAGATCGAGCAGGCCACCAACGCGTCGGCCACCACGTTCGCGGTGCAGCTCGCCGGTGTCTTCGACGGTTGCCAATATACGCCGGTTGGCGGCTCGCCGGTCTGGTCGCCGTTCTGGCCTGCTGGCGGCGCGTCGGTAGACGCCACCGCCTACATCATCGATGCTCCGAACGCCCTGTTCCTCGTGGCCGCGCTGAATACTTCGCTCACGCTTGCGAACGTCGGCGAGAACGTTTGCTTCGTCTCAGGCACGGGCAATCTCCTCACCGGCTATTCCGGTGCAACCATCGACCAGTCGTCGTTGGCTGTCACCGCGACGCTGCCGTTCCGCGTCGTCGCCCCAGTCACCACCGCCGGCAACTTCGGCACGGTTGGCAACGGCACCGATCCGACCACGCCGTTCGGCTGGGCCGTCGTCGCCTTCAACAACGAGAACTTCAAGACCCTGACCGGCTTGGCATAACCCAAGCTGGTTTCTGACGTGGCAGTTTAAGGAAAGATCGATAAATGCCCATCGCACTTGCAAGTATCCGTTCCGAACTGCTGCCGGGCCTGTTTGACGTCCGCGGTTCCTACGAGATGATCCCACGCCAGTGGGACAAGGTCTTCACGGTCCACAAGTCCGCGATGGCGGTTGAGCGTTCGACGCAGATGGCGTTCGTCGCGCTGCCGTTCCTCAAGGATGAGGGCGCCGCGACGCAGTTCGATAACAACGCCGGTGAGCGCTTCACTTGGGCGTTCGTGCACATCGAGGTCGCGCTGGGTTACGCAATCACCCGCAAGGCCATCGATGACAACCTCTACAAGGCGCAGTTCAACCCGACTAACCTGAAGCTTCAGGAAGCGTTTGCGCAGTTCAAGGAAATTCAGGGCGCGAACGTTCTGAACCTCGGCAACGTCTACAATTCCAGCCAAATCGGCGACGGTGTGGCACTGTTTTCCACGGCGCATCCATGGGATCAGGGAACGTGGGCGAACACCTCGGCGACGCCGAAGTCGCTGAACGAGGCCTCGCTGCTCGCCAACATGGCGAACGTGCGGACCAACTTCATCAACGAGCGCGGTCTCAAGGTTCTGGCGCGTGCGCGCCGGCTGATCGTGCCGGTTGCGCTGGAGCCGGTCTCGATCCGTCTCACCAAGACCGAACTTCGGCCGGGTACCGCCGACAACGACGTGAACGCCATCCTGACGACC